CGCAGGTAATCTCGTTACATCAGCTAGCATTGTCAGTGTAGGTGAAAGAATTATTACCGCTACTGGTAATTTAGTAACGGCAGCCTCAGTATCAGGTAGCGGTGGTGTCTTTACAGTTGCGAGAGGAAATATCATTGCTTCAGATGCTGTAGTCTCTGGTGATGGTACACGAACTATTACTAGCGCTGTTGCTATTCAAACATCTGCGGCGATCGCAGGTATCGGCACGAGAAAAATTGTTGGTTCTGCGGTACTACAACCAACAGCTATATTTGTTACTTCACCAATTGGAGAAAGAACCGTTGTAGGTTCAGGTTCGCTCATTTCAACACAGTCTATAATCACTAGTAGTGTATATCGCAATATAATAGCTCATGGTGATCTTAATATATCTACCATAGTATCTGGAATTGGCGAAAGAATTATACCAAGCGATGGTGTATTTGGTATTACTCAATCAACAGTCGGCGCTAGCGGCACAAGAAAAATCACAACTGATATTAATCTCACACTTCAATCAACTGTAAGCGGTGCAGGTATTCATAAGGTAGTGGGTACTGGCTCGCTTGTGACTAACTCAACGGTGAGTGGTGCAGGTAGATCTGCAATTATTATAGACGCCAATTTTGAACCTGCAAATTGTATCGTCAGTGGTGTTGGCGAAAGAATTATTACCGCTAGCGGTAATCTTGTTACTACTGGTAGCTCGGTTGGTGTTGGTGAGAGAACGATAACAGGAACCGGTGTGCTTATATCTGATAGTTCATCTGTCGGTATAGGTGAAAGAAAAATTGTCGGGGCAGGCAGTCTTGTTGCGGCAGATTCAATTGTCACATCAGCTGTAGTAAGAACTAATCCGGGATCTGGTGATTTAATTTCAGATAATGCATCGATATCTGCAATCGGTGAAAGAATTATTAAAGCTAATGGTTCTCTCGTTTCTGATAATTCAATAGTTCAATCACCGTCAAATATTCGAATAGTGACGTCGAACGGACTCGCTGTTCAACCTACGCCTACTGTTTCTGGCTCTGGTATCCATAAGGTATTTGGTAATGGTGATCTACGACCTCAATCGACAGTCGAAGGTATAGCAATTATACCACGTAGGCATCAAAGAGCAAATGGTAATCTGTTGCCTTCTGTTGTTGTCAGCGGCGAAGGTAAGAGAAAAGTTAAGGGTGATGGCGCGCTGACGACATCTGCACAAATTGTTTGTATTACTACGCGTAAGATTATTAGTACAGGCGCTAATTTACCTCAGAATAATAGTAGAGTTGTATCACCTGCAGAGAGAATAGTAAAAGTTATCGGCATCGATGGAATGACTAATTCGATAGTTGTTGGTGACGGTGTTAAATCAGATACACTTGTCAGAGCAGGATTTAGAGGTATCACTAATTCTACTTTATCAGGAATTGGTAATACAATAAATATTGATCAATTCATTACGGTGAGAATATTTGAACCAAATAATATAACAACGCGAATCAATCCTCCACGAGAGATTACAGTGCGGTCACGCTCATAGTTGCATAAATAAATTAAAGCACGGAGAAAATAAATGGCAGTTCCTACAACGAGAGATGATTTTAAGGAGTATTGCCTTCGGTCTCTTGGTAAACCTGTAATAGAAATCAATGTTGACGATCTACAAGTTGAAGATAGGATCGATCAAGCGTTGCGTTTTTATTGGGACTATCACTTCGACGGCACTGAAAAAATCTATTATAAACATGTTGTTGATGCAAATACTGTAGCAAATAAGTATATTGATTTGCCAGAAAATATTGTTGGTGCTGTAAAGCTTTTTCCAATCGGTGATCCTAATACTTCTTCGGGCGATATCTTTAATATTCGGTATCAAATTGCATTAAACGATTTGTATACATTGACAAATGTAGCATTGCTTGATTATTATATGACAATGGAACATCTAGCATTGGTGTCTGAGTTACTTATTGGTAAACCACAAATTAGATATAATAGACATCGAAATAGATTGCATATAGATGAGACGGCCGGCGATCTAGAAGCAGGACAATTTTTATTAGTTGAAGCTTATGAACTTGTAGATCCTACAACATATACAGATGTATGGGCAGATCGTTGGCTTCAATATTATACGGCGCAATTAATCAAACGTCAATGGGGTACAAACCTTACGAAATTTGAAGGATTACAATTACCTGGTGGTGTAACTTTCAACGGACGTCAGATCTATGACGAAGCCGATGCTGAAATAAAAAGATTAGAAGATGAGATGGTAAACAATTACAGTTTGCCTGTAATGGATATGATTGGTTAGCACTAGCTAATTATACACACAACTTAGGAATTGTACATAGGTATGGCCACAAATCCATATTTTAATAACTTTACTAATACGTCAGAGCAAGACCTGATCGAAGATTTGATTATTGAATCAATTAAGATTTATGGTCATGACGTATGGTATTGTCCACGCACTATCGTATCGAAAGATAATATTCTAAATGAAGATGCGTTATCTACCTATGATTATTCTTATCAGATAGAAATGTATATTAAAAATGTCGAAGGATTCGAAGGCGAAGGTGATTTCTTATCAAGATTTAATATACAAATAAGAGACGAGATCACATTCACTGTTGCCAATAAAAGATATAATGAAACTATCGGGGACTATGAAAATTCTCCGAGACCAAAAGAAGGCGACATCATTTATTTTCCATTGACAGAAAAAGTATATGTAATTAAGTTTGCCGAACACGAAGCTCCTGTGTTTTATCAAATGGGCGCATTGCAATGCTATGATTTGATTTGTGAACAGTTTGAATATAGTAATGAGAAATTAAATACCGGTATTGCGGCTATTGATCAATTTGAAACTCAATACAGTTTAGCAGCTACAACAACTGATGGTCTTTCTTTCGATGCAAACAATAACATAATAATTGACGCGAACACCGGCAGGCCCACGGGAGCATCATCATTTGATCCGGATGATGTGTTCGACGACACAACAGAATTTGAATCTCAAGCACTTGATTTTATTGATTTTTCTGAAGAAGATCCATTTAGCGAAGGCGGTAGATACTAATGTTCGGCCGCACTTTCTATTACGATACTCTGAGAAAATATGTCATTTTGTTTGGCACGTTATTTAATGATATACAAATTAATAGGCAAGATACAACTGGCAATGTCAAACAAGTTGTTAAAGTACCACTGTCATATGGACCTCGTGAAAAGTTTTTAGCCAGAATTGAAGGAATCGATGGTGGTAGAGATCCACAAGAACAACCATTCTCAATTGTATTACCTCGAATGGGATTTGAGATAACAAGTTTTTCATATGCTGGTGAACGTAAATTACCTACTATTAATAAATTCGCAGAAACACCGCATAACGATACACATGGCAAAAGAAAAAAGTTTAGATATACTCCAGTTCCTTACGATATTAATTTCACCCTTTCTATCTTTGTTAAAAATTCTACAGACGGCACTCGAATTATCGAGCAAATTTTACCATACTTTACACCTGAATGGACAACAACTGTACAATTGACTGATGATCCTGATATAACTCTCGATATACCATTAGTATTACAAAGTACTTCACAAGACGATGTATATGAAGGCGGATTTGAAGAGAGGCGCGCCTTGATCTGGAGTCTAGATTTTACTATGAAAGGATTTTTCTTTGGAGCTGACTATCAACAAACTGTTATTCGTTTAGCTAATACAGAAATATATGATACTACATTTATAGATGATATTACTACCGCGCCAGATGCTGGATTAGAAGAAGCCGCTAGAATATTAAATGCACCCGGTCTTTTAGCTAATAATCAGCCTACTGTTTATTCAAGTATTAATACACAACAAGCTACAGCAATAGCTACTATTACAAATGGTAGCGTATCGTCTATCACATTAGTAAATCCAGGTAAAGGTTATTCTACGGCAACTGCTACAATATATGGTGGTGGAGGATATTCTGCAACAGCAACAGTTACAATAGACACTGATGTAGATTCTGTTTATGAGATCATAGTAAATAATGGAGGCTCAGGATATACGAGTACACCAACAGTAACTATTAGTAGTCCTGATCTTAGTTCTATACCGTCAGCTGAAATATCTGCTGATTCTAATTATGGTGTTGTAGTCGATATTGGAGATCCGTACCCGGATGTGGAGTAAAAATGAAAGAAAATAAAAATCAATTAGATGATATTCTTGATGTCAAATCTACTACGATTATAGAAATAGATGATGATAAGCCATTGCCCACTACATATCGTCCGTCTCTACATGAAACTGATAAAGAAGTTGAGAATGACACCAAATATGTACGTCAAAATTTCTATGATTTGATTGAGAAGGGTCACAGCGCCATTGACGAATTACTCGCCGTAGCAGATCAATCACAACATCCTCGAGCATATGAAGTACTCGCTACAATGATTAAAACAATGGGTGATATGAATAATGATCTGTTGGGTATGCACGAAAAGAAACAAAAACTGACTGGAGAAAAACCAGAAGATAAAAAGGAAACAGTCAACAACAATCTTTTTGTAGGCTCTACTAGTGACCTATTAAAGTTGATGAATAAAGATGACAATTGATATTCAAGATATTGAGGATTATCGTTCATATCTTGGTAATGTAAACCTCAAAAGAAAAGGCGTTACTATTGAATGGACCGAAGAGATGGTCCAAGAATTTATTAAATGCGCCAAAGACCCGATATATTTTGCTGAGCGGTATATTCAGATTGTTCACGTCGACCATGGACTTATACCGATTAAGCTTTATGAATATCAAAAAGACATCATTCAAAAAACTACAGACCACAGAAGAACATGCGTGGTTACTAGCCGCCAAGCGGGTAAAACAACGACTGCTGTCTGTCTTATACTTCACTATATTCTTTTTAACGATCATAAGCTTGTCGCTCTTCTCGCAAATAAAGGAGACGCTGCAAGAGAAATATTGGATCGTATCAAGACAGCTTATGAGGCTCTTCCTAAATGGTTGCAACAAGGTGTCATCGAATGGAACAAAGGATCAGTAGAATTTGAAAATGGTTCAAAGATTTTGGCGGCAGCTACATCATCATCGGCTATCAGAGGTAAATCTGTATCTTTTCTGTATATAGACGAAACAGCATTCGTAGAGAACTGGGACGAATTCTTCGCTTCGGTCTTTCCTACAATTTCTTCTGGTACGTCAACCAAAATTCTTTTGACGTCGACACCACACGGTCTGAATCACTTTTACAAGACGTGCGAAGGAGCGAAAGCGGGGAAGAACGGGTATCAGTTCGTAGAGGTTCAATGGACTGATGTACCCGGACGAGATGATAAATGGCGAGAAGAAACACTCGCAGCAATGGATTTTGACACAGAGAAATTCGCTCAGGAAATGGAGTGTGAATTCCTCGGATCATCTGGCACATTAATATCAGGCTGGAAACTCAAACAACTCGTATATAAAGAACCGATAAAAGAAGTAGGCGGTATAATAGTATATGAAGAACCAAAAGAAAATGGTAATTATGTCATAGTTGTAGATGTAAGTAGAGGCAAGGGCCTTGATTACTCAGCTTTCCAAGTCATCGATATCTCACAGATGCCATATGTACAGGTAGGTGCATACCGTAATAATATGATTACACCTGTAGATTACGCATCTGCTGTACACGCCGCAGCAAAATATTATAATAATGCTAATATACTAGTCGAAGTAAACGATATCGGGGAACAAGTGGCCGGTATTGTATTCGAAGAATATGAATATGAAAACATGCTACTCACCGAAAATAATGGTCGAGAAGGCAAACGTCTTTTATCAGGTGTAGCAGGTTTTAATGGTAGAGCAGATAAAGGTATTCGTACTACTAAATCAGTCAAATCAATAGGTTGTTCTATGATTAAATTACTCGTAGAACAAAATCAAATTATAATTAATGATTTCGAAACTATTAGAGAATTCTCTACATTCAGTCAAAAAGGAACTTCTTACGAAGCGGAACCTGGAAATCATGATGATTTAGTCATGTGTTTAGTGTTATTTGGTTGGCTATCTAATCAAAGATTTTTCAAAGAATTGACTGATATAAATACGGTTATAAACCTAAAAGAAATGAATGAAGAAAAAGTATTTAGTGAGTTGGTACCATTTGGATTCATTGATGACGGTCAGAAAGAATTCGAAGATCCTCAACCGATCACGACCAGAGGAAATGATTACTCGTGGCTGATGTAATATAGAAATGCTGTTTGTTATAAATAAATGTACGCTTACATAATTAAAAAAATATAAGGGAGATAAATTTATGCCTTTTCAATTAAGCCCAGGCGTTAATGTTACAGAGATCGATCTGACCACTGTAATCCCTGCCGTAGCCACGACCGATGCCGCAATTGCAGGCGTTTTTAAGTGGGGACCGGTAGATAAGCCTTCACTCGTTGTATCTGAAAGCGAGTTAGCTTCAGTTTATGGTAAGCCAGATTCTGATAATGCAGAAACCTGGTTTACAGCAGCTAACTTTTTGTCATATGCTAATCGTCTGCATGTATCTCGAGCTCATCACTCGACTGGTAATATCAATCGCATTAACGCATATGCTGTAAACAATAGCACTAATCTTATTGTAGATGCTGCTTCAGTAAGTGTTCAAGATAATGATATCATTAGTCAAATGGTGGCTGGAACTACATTAGATACACAAGTAATAGTTGATTCTTCAGAGATTGATTTTAATTCTGGAGATTCTACAACTACCATTAATGCTACCTCAGATGCTATTGTATTGAATACACCTTTGACTCTTCTCGAAGGCGAACAAGTGTTTTTGTCTAGTTCAAATAATTTGCCTACCGCGGTCGACAATGTAACACCTTATTTCCTTGTTGATGTAGCATCAGATAATCTTAGCTTTAAGTTGAGCGCTAGTCGAGGTGGTTCACCAATTAATTTCGTCGCCGGTCAAGAAGGCGATGGTGATATGACATTAACTCGGCGCGGCCAAACTCGTATTACTCTTCTTGGATCTACTTACACTGGTGCGACCGGCACCTTCGATTTTGAATTTCATGATCCCAAATGGTCATTTAACGCAATTGCTAATACTTCAGCACTTTCAACAACTGCGTTGATATCTAATCATATTGTAAAAAATGAAGATCATTATGATTCAGGAATCGATGGAAATTTTGACGATGCAGTTATGTACATCGCCAAATACCCCGGAACATTGGGTAATTCATTGAAAGTTTCAGTATGTGATAGCGCAGCAGCATTTAATAGTACAGTAACTGTAGCAGCTGGTACTACAATGGCAATCAACATCGGTTCAAATACCGGTACGGTTAGCGCTTCTACTAATACAGCTGTAAGTGATGTTACTGATGAACTCAATGTGGGTGATTTGATTAAAGTTGGTAATTCAGAGATTGGTATGCAGTATCTTGAAGTTACAGCAATCGATCCTGTAGGAACTGCAACTAGCACTACGGTTCATTTTGGTGAAAATCTTGTCACATCAGAAAACATCTCAGTTACAAATAGCTCCTTCGAAAGATTTTGGGGTTTTTGGGGTGTTGTAAGCGGTGCACCTGGTCAGTCAGCATTTATGGCTGCTCAAGGTAATACTGCCGCAAATGATGAGTTGCATGTTGTAGTCGTTGACGAAGATGGAGAAATCACCGGTACACCAAACACTATTCTTGAAGTTTGGTCTGGTCTTTCTCGAGCTACTGATGCGAAGAGCAAAGACGGCGCTAATCTGTATTATAAGGATGTCATCAACCAATCTTCTAAGTGGATTTGGTGGGCAAACGATTCTACAGCCGCTCCTTCAGCAACAGCTTTATTGCTTGCATCATCAACAGCAACCGCTCCACTATCAATGTCAATGACTATGGGGCGCGATATTGGTTCTGAGTCAACTACAAATAATCTTGGAGATATTCTTCGAGCATATGATAAGTTTAAGTCAGGCGAAGATATTGATGTTTCATTAATCTTGACAGGCAAATCTCGCGGCGGTGCTACTACTAATGGTGGCCGAATCGTTGAAGGTTTCCAACTGGCTAACTATCTAATCGATAATATTGCAGAGTCAAGAAAAGATTGTGTAGTATTTGTATCTCCGGAGAAAGAGGATGTAGTTGGAAATGTAACTGATATTACTGAAGACGTAAATGATTTTAGATCTGCCCTTCGATCTACTTCATACGCTGTGATGGATAGCGGTTACAAATATCAATATGATAAGTATAATGATGTATATCGATGGATTCCAATGAACGGTGACATTGCTGGTCTTTGTGCGCGCACAGATGACACGCGTGATCCTTGGTATTCACCTGCAGGATTTAATAGAGGTAATATTAAGAACATCGTCAAACTCGCTTGGAATCCTAAGAAAGCAGAACGTGACTTGTTGTATAGCAACGGTGTAAATCCGATTGTCAACTTCCCTGGACAAGGTATTGTAATGTTCGGTGATAAGACATTGCTTGCGAAGCCATCTGCATTTGATAGAATCAATGTACGAAGATTGTTTATTGTACTTGAGAAAGCAATTGCTACCGCATCGAAGTTTACTCTCTTCGAATTCAATGATGAGTTTACTCGAGCTAGCTTTGTAAATCTCGTAACACCTTACCTACGAGATGTACAAGGTCGTCGCGGTATTACTGATTTCTTAGTAGTGGCTGATGAGACGAATAATACTGGTGAAGTTATTGATCGTAACGAGTTTGTTGGAGATATCTACATCAAACCCGCTCGAAGCATCAATTTCATTCAGTTGAATTTTGTCGCTGTACGATCTGGCGTAGAATTCTCCGAAGTTGTTGGGAATTTCTAATAAATAGTATAAATAAAAATAAAATAGGAGAATAAAATGCCATTTAGCGTACAGAACTTTAAGTCAGCGGCTCTCAGTCAAGGAGGGTATCGTCCCTCCTTGTTTGAAGTGCAGGTTACGACTTTGGGTGAAGAGTTTAATCTACTCTGTATGTCTTCGCAAGTACCTACATTTACGACTGGCATTATTGAAGTACCTTATTTCGGTCGAAAAGTAAAAGTTGCTGGTGATAGAACATTTGCCGAGTGGACAACTACTGTAATGATCGAAGAAGACTTCAGTCAACGCGCGGTACTCGAAGAGTGGGCCCGTAAGGTAAATGACGGTCCATCCAACATCCGTTCTTATGGTTCGCCTGAGGATTACAAAGAAGATGCTACGATCAAGCTTTACGGAAAAACTGGATCAAAGCTTCGTGAATACACACTCGTTGGATGCTGGCCCTCAGATGTTGGTACTATCGAACTAGATTGGAATACAAACGATACTATCGGTACTTATACAGTAACGTGGTCATTTGATTACTTCAATCCTGGATCTTAAAGTCCAATTTGAATAACAATAGAGGGGATTATAAATAACTATAATCCCCTTTATTTCATCGGAGATAATGAATGGACCTCTTTGGATTTGAAATCAATAGGAAGAAAGAGCAGAAAGAGCAAGAAAAGCTCGTCTCTTTTGTCCCTCCCACCAATGAAGACGGCGCGTTAACCGTTGCAGCAGGTGGTGTCTACGGCACTTACGTAGATCTTGACGGTTCAGTCAGAACAGAAGCAGAATTAGTCAATAAGTATAGAGCTATATCATTTGATCCCACCATCGATATGGCTATTCAAGAAATTTGTAACGAAGCTATTGTAGAAGATAGTGACGAAGACACTATCTCTATTGTTCTTGACGATATCAAACAACCTGAATCAATCAAAAAAACTATC